GACCGTCCAAAGACCGAGCTTGCCTACCGTGTCCCAGCCAGCAAGTTCACCCGTCGTAAACTTACCTCAACATCCGCCAATGACGAAGCCTTACAGGATCTCAAGGGACTGGACACCACCATCGACTGGAAGAATACCGGTGACAACTCCTACGACGGTGAGAAACTCAAACTCCTCGTACATGATGAGTCGGGGAAGTGGGAGCGCCCGAACAACATCCTCAACAACTGGAGGGTCACGAAAACCACATTAAGGTTAGGTAGTAAAATAATAGGGAAGTGTATGATGGGTTCAACATCTAACGCGCTTAGTAAAGGTGGTGATAACTTTAAAAAACTATACTATGATTCAGATGTTAAAAAAAGAAACGCCAATGGACAGACTCGCTCAGGATTATATAGTTTGTTCATACCTATGGAATGGAACTACGAAGGATACATTGATTCTTATGGATTACCTGTATTCGAAAATCCAGGAGAGAAAACTGTTGGACCTTATGGAGATGAAATTACAGACGGGGTTATAGATTATTGGAATAATGAAGTTGATGGTTTAAAGTCAGATCAAGACGCTTTAAACGAGTACTACAGACAGTTTCCTCGCACAGAACAACATGCTTTTAGAGATGAAACAAAACAGTCTTTATTTAATTTAACTAAAATATACGAGCAAATAGATTATAACGAAGAGATTAAAATGTCTGGACTTGTAACAAAAGGAAGTTTCCAATGGAAAAACGGTGTAAAAGATACTACTGTAGAATTTATGCCAAATAATAATGGAAGATTTAAAATAAGTTGGATACCAGAAATGAACTTACAAAATAGAGTGATAGTTAAAAATGGTATTAAATACCCTGGTAATGATCACGTTGGTGCATTTGGTTGTGATAGTTATGACATATCAGGTACAGTAGATAGATTAGGGTCTAATGGTGCTTTACATGGTGTTACTAAATTTAGCATGGAAAATGTACCGCCTAATAGAGTTTTTTTAGAATATGTAGCTAGACCACAAACAGCTGAAATATTTTTTGAAGATGTTTTAATGGCTTTAGTGTTTTATGGTATGCCAATACTGTGTGAAAACAATAAACCTAGATTATTATATTATTTAAAACGTAGAGGTTATAGAGGATACTCTATGAACAGACCTGATAAAGTTTATAATAAACTATCAGTTACAGAAAAAGAAATAGGTGGTATACCTAATTCAAGTGAAGACATTAAGCAAGCGCATGCGGCTGCTATAGAAAGTTATATTGAAAATTACGTAGGACAGTTGAGTGATAGCTACGGTGATATGTATTTTCAAAGAACATTAGAAGACTGGGCTAAATTTGATATAAATAATAGAACTAAATTTGATGCTTCAATAAGTTCTGGTTTAGCTTTAATGGCTTGTAATAAAAACCTATATAAACCAACTCAAGAAAGAAAAATAAAATCAATAGATCTTGGTATTAAAAGATACGATAATAAAGGTGTAAGATCACAAATAATTTAAAGATGATTAAAAAAGGTATAAAAACCTATTTCCCTAGTCAAGCTGTTAGTGACATGGAGAAGATGAGTTTCGAGTATGGCGCTAAAGTTGGCTCTGCTATAGAGCATGAATGGTTTGGAAAAAATGATAGTTCAAATAGGTATAATACATATAAGCAATCGTTTCACTCATTAAGACTTTATTCAAGAGGTGAACAATCAATTAAAAAATATAAAGACGAATTATCTATTAATGGTGATTTATCTTATCTTAATTTAGACTGGAAACCAGTTCCCATTATACCTAAATTTGTAGATATAGTTGTTAACGGTATGGCTGATAGATCTTATGATATTAAAGCATACTCTCAAGATCCAGCTGCTATAAAAGAAAGAACTGATTATGTTACCAATATAGTATCTGACATGCAGTCAAAGGGCTTTAATGATCAAGTGGCTCAACAGTTTGGTATCAACATGTATAAAACTGATCAGTCCACTCTACCTGAAACATCTGAAGAATTAGAACTTCATATGCAGCTTGATTATAAGCAAAGTATTGAGATAGCAGAAGAAGAAGCTATAAATAGTGTTTTTGATAAAAACAAATACGAATATTTATCTAAAAGAGTGAATAACGACTTAGTTGTATTAGGTATAGGTGCTGTTAAAAATTCTTTTAATAAATCAGAAGGTATTAAAATAGAATACGTTGATCCAGCTAATTTAGTATATTCTTATACTGATTCACCCTATTTTGATGATATATATTACGTTGGTGAAGTAAAGCAAGTTTATGCTAATGAACTTAAAAAACAATTTCCTGAAATATCAGACGAAGAATTAGAACAATATATAAACAGCAGTACCTCGTACACAAATAACTCTAATTATAGTAAAAAGAATGACGAAAGCAACGCTATAAGTGTTTTGTATTTTGAATATAAAACTTATATGAGTGAAGTTTATAAAGTTAAAAAAACATCAACAGGTGGTAGCAAAGCTATAAAAAAAGACGGTGGTTTTAATCCACCTAAAAATGAAGATTTTGAAAAAGTTGAAAGAATTATAGAGGTTGTGTATGAAGGTGTAAAAATATTAGGTAGTGGTTCTAGTGTTCTTAAATGGGAGTTAAAGAAAAACATGATAAGACCTAAAGCGGATACAACTAAAGCTGTTATGAGTTATAGTATATGCGCACCTAAAATATATGAAGGCAGAATAGAATCATTAGTTAGTAGAATAACTGGATTTGCGGATATGATTCAAATTACTCATTTAAAATTACAGCAAGTAATGTCTAAAATGGTACCAGATGGTGTTTATTTAGATGCTGATGCTTTGGCTGAAATAGATTTAGGTAATGGAACTAACTATAATCCTGCAGAGGCATTGAATATGTTTTTTCAAACAGGTTCTGTAATTGGTAGATCAATGACACAGGATGGTGATATGAATAGAGGTAATAGACCTATTCAAGAGTTGAATACTAGTGCTAAAGGTGGTAAAATACAAAGTTTAATACAAACTTATAATTATTATCTACAAATGATGAGAGATGTAACTGGATTAAATGAAGCTAGAGATGGTAGCATGCCAGATAAAGACGCGTTGGTTGGTATACAAAAAATGGCTGCAGCTAACAGTAATACAGCTACAAGACATCTATTACAATCTAGTTTATATATAACACTCTCTACAGCAGAGTGTATTGCTATGAGAATATCTGATGTTATAGAGTATTCACCAACAAAAGAATCATTTATTAAATCATTAGGTAAATTTAATGTAGGTACTTTAGAAGAAATGGCTAGTTTACATTTACATGATTTTGGTATATTTTTAGAATTAGCACCTGATGAAGAGGAAAAAGCTAGATTAGAAAATAATATACAAATGGCTTTACAGCAAAATAGTATAAATTTAGAAGACGCTATTGACATACGTGAAGTTAGAAATATAAAATTGGCTAATCAATTATTAAAAATAAGAAGAAAAGCTAAACAAGCATTAGATCAGCAAGTAGCTCAACAAAACATCCAACAACAAGCGCAGGCAAATGCTGCTGCTTCAGAAAGAGCTACTGCTGCAGAAATGCAAAAACAGCAAGCGTTAGCTCAAACTGAATCTCAAATATTACAAGTTAAATCTCAACTTGAAATGCAAAAACTTGAAAGAGAAGCTCAACTTAAAAAAGAGTTGATGCAGATAGAGTTTGAAATGAATATGCAGTTAAAGAAAACTGAAATGGATGTTCAAAAACAAAAAGAAACTCAAAAAGAAGATCGTAAAGATCAAAGAACTAAGATACAAGCAACTCAACAAAGCGAGTTAATTGATCAAAGAAAAAAAGACACAGGACCTAAGAATTTTGAATCCGCTGGATTTGACAATTTAGATGGTTTTGGCCTAGAGCAATTTGAGCCTAGGTAATTTACTAATTATATAATATTATATCATGGAAAACACTGAAAAACAAGAAGAAGTTATTCAAGAGGTAAAAACAGAACAAACACCTGTAACCACTTCTAATGAAGAGCAGCCTAAACAAGAAACATCTAAAATAAAAGCTAGAATAATTGAAGAAGGTGGCGATTTTAAAATTAAATTAAAAAATAAAAAAGAAAAAGTTGAAGTTGTTGAAGAGCAGGTAAAAAAAGAAGTACAAGAAGAAGTACAAGAAGAAGTACAAGAAGAAGTACAAGAAGAAGAAGAAAAAAAACCTGTTGAAAAAAACAATGATCAAGAAGAAGTAGTTCTTGAAGAAGTACAAGAAGAAGAAATACAACAACAAGTTGTAGAAGAAAAAATTGAAGAACCTGTAGTAGAAAAACAACCAGAACCGCAAACGGTTGTACCAGAAAATTTAAAAGATTTAGTTAAGTTTATGGAAGATACAGGTGGAAGTCTAGAAGATTATACTAGATTAAACGCGGATTATTCTAATATAGATGACAACGCTTTATTGTTAGAATATTATAAAAATACTAAACCTCATTTAAATATGGAAGAAATAGAATTCCTAGTTGAAGATAAATTTCAATTTGATGAGGATCTTGATGAGCCAAGAGATATTCGTAAGAAAAAACTGGCTTTCAAGGAAGAAATTGTAAAAGCTCGAAAGCATCTTACTGGCCTAAAGGATCAGTATTACAAAGAAGTCAAGTTGGGTTCTAAGTTGACCAGCGAGCAGAAAGAGGCGGTAGAATTTTACAATAAATACAAACAAGAACAAACCACTAATAGTGAGATCCAAAAACAACAGCTAGAACGTTTTCAAAAATCTACTGACTCTGTATTCAATAATAATTTCAAAGGTTTTGACTTTAACGTTGGAGAAAAAACTTATAGATACAATATTAAAGACGTTCAAGATGTTAAAAGCTATCAAAGCGATATATCTAATTTCGTAAGAGAGTTTCTTGACGATAAAAATATGATGCAAGATGCAAGAGGATATCACAAGGCTTTGTATGCTGGTAAAAATATCGATAAAATTGTTAAACATTTTTACGATCAAGGAAAAGCGGATGCTATAAAGGAAACAAGTATGAGTGCTAAAAACATTGATATGTCTCCAAGAAAAAGCTCGGCCCCTGTTATTGATGCCGGCGGTGTGAAGTTTAAAGTATTAGGTGGTGATAATAGTTCTAGTTTGAAATTTAAAATTAGAAATAAATAACAACTTAAAATTAAAACAAAATGGGATTTAATACGTCTTTAGGTCTACAGGGTTCATACTCTTTAGGCTCACACCCAACTCCCGCTATTATGTCAACAAACTATATTAGTTTTACTGACGGTAGCTCGGACTGGGCACAACAATACTTACCAGAATTGTACGAACAAGAAATCGAAAGATACGGAAATCGTTCAGTTAGTGGATTCCTTCAAATGGTAGGGGCTGAAATGCCTATGGAATCTGATCAAGTAGTATGGTCTGAACAAAATAGACTTCATATTGCTTATAAAAGTGCTGGCGCTGTTGATTCGTCAACTAGTGTACAGGTTGCCGCTACGGCTTCTAGTACTATTTCTTTAGGAACTGGTTTAACTAACTCTTTAAGAGTAGGTGATACTGTTCTTATTACTGATGCTGCTACAGGTCTTAAAACGGTTAAATGTTACGTTTCTACTACAGCTGCTACAAGTTCTGTAACTGCTGGTCAAGGTGGTAACAACACTGATGCTACATGTTTACCTTATGCTTATGCACACCTTACAAATGCTGGTTTTGCCACTGATGAACAAATTAACATATTTGTTTACGGTAAGGAATTTGCAAAAGGTACTGCTAGTCAATCTGGTGAAATTAAGCCTCAATTCCAACAATATGATAACAAGCCTATTATAATCAAAGATCACTTTAAGATTTCTGGTTCTGATACAGCTCAAATTGGTTGGGTTGAAAGTACTGATGAAGCTGGACAAACAGGTTATTCTTGGTATTTAAAATCTGCTAGTGAAACTAGAATGAGATTTGAAGATTATCTAGAATCTGCTATGATTGAAGCTGAAAAAGGAGCTGCTGCTTCTAACATTCACGATGCTACCGGAGGTTTAGGTATGGCTGTAGGTGATGTTGGTACTGAAGGTTTATTCGCTGCTATAGAAACAAGAGGTAATGTATTTGAAGATTTAGCTAGTTTAGCTGACTTTGATTTATTGCTTAAAAATCTTGACAAGCAAGGTGCTATTGAAGAAAACATGCTTTTCGTAAATAGATCTTTAGCTCTTACAATAGATGATATGGTTGCTGGATTAAACTCTAATTACCAGGGCGGTGCTTCTTTTGGTGTATTTAGTAACAGCTCTGACATGGCGCTTAATTTAGGTTTCTCTGGATTTAGAAGAGGTTCT